TGTGATGGTCGGCCAGATAGTAGTAAGGAAGACGACATCGCCGACGCGCGGCACCGTGTCGATGCCGCCTGTCAGTGCATAGGTTACGGTCTTCGAGGTAGTATCGCCCGCCCAACCTTGTGCTTGGCTACCGACGAATTGCGCGGGCATTAGTTCGTATCCACCCAGAGATCGCCAACCGTTGGTGCCGATGGCTCCGTCGCGCCGACGGTGATCTTGTCAGTGCCGGTTGCGCGGGGGATGTTGAATGTAGCGCCACCGGCCCTGAAATTCAGGACACCGCTCAGGTTCCAGACGTCGCCATCGGCAGGGGTGCTCGGCACGGTCGCGTTCGGCGCGAGGTTCAGGCCGGGGTTCGTCGCATTGTGGGTGAACGTCTTCTTCGCGCTGAAGCTCTCGGCCTTGTTGATGAAGGAGTTGAAGTATTGCGTGTTGTTCAAGAAGACGATGAGGTTCGTCCCGGCCGTCCAGAAATCTCCGGCCACCGGCGTCGTCGGCCCGGCGCCGGGCGGCATCGTCAAGGGTGCGGCGTCAGCCGCGCCCGTGCGCAGCGTCAGCTTGCCCGTCATCGTGTCGCCAGCCTTCGCCACCTTGCCCGCGAGGGCGGTGTCGAGGCCGGTGATCTCCGACGTCGGGTGCGTGTGCGCGAAGTCGGTGATCTGGCTCTTGGTGTGCGTATGCACGGCCGGGGCGAAGGTGAGCTGGTTGAAGCCGCTGTCGGCGATCAGCTTGCCGGTCGCGTCGCCGAAGGAGGCGAAGTTGCCCGCGACCGCGCTGGCCGGGCCCACGACGTCGCCTGTGCCGGTGCCGGGCGGCCCTTCAGGGCCTTCCGGGCCCTCTGGGCCGGTCGGCCCCGCGGGCCCCTGCGGGCCTTCTGGGCCCTCTGGGCCGGTCGGCCCCGCTGGGCCTGCCGGTCCTGCCGGGCCTTCAGATCCAGCCGGTCCAGCGGGCCCCGGGGGGCCCTGCGGGCCGGGCGTCGGCACGACGATTGAGCCGCGGTTCGAGGGGATCTGGAGGGTCTGCTTGTTGTCGACGATGCCGATGGATGCGTTCGCCGTCGGGGGGATCACGACGTTGCCGCCGTCCGCGATGACATTGATGGTCCGGCCGTCGGCAGCAAAGTCAACCAATCTTCACCCTCCGCACAAGAGGCGTCGACCCCTTCTTCACGTTCGAGGGGTCGATGTTGTTGCCCTTCACCGCGGCGACGTACTTGCTCTCCCACACGGGGATGCGCTCATCCTCGACCATGTAGGATGCAGCTTCGAGGCACGCGCCGTAGAGCAGGGCGTCGCTGTGATACTCGGTGAAGATGTTGGTGTCGCGCGTCGGGCCGATTGGCGGCACCATCTGGTAGTAGGCGAAGTGGATGACCACCGACGACGCGGGCATCGGGTGAAACAGGAGCTTGCCTGCGTCGATGCAGTAGAAGGCGGGCGTTGCCTTGTCGGGCGCCTCCTGCTGCTTGTTGTACCACTCGTTGAGCGCCAGCACCTCAAGAGATCCGACGCCGGGCCAGCCGACGTTGCGCACCTTGTTGAAGTCAGGCAACGAGACGTCGAGGTTCACGGGCAGGCCGTTGCCGACCACCATGAGCTGCGCGACCTTCTCCATACGATACGACATCATGTCCCGGTTGAGACGGATGTTCGCGAGAGAAAGGAAGAGCTGGATCTTCTCGTCGGTGAACTCATCGACGTCGAGCCAGTCCCTCACCCCCGCGACCCATGCGTCGTATCCGTCGAAGATCTGGCTCATAGCGGTTTGTCCACTGTCCTGAACTTGGTGTACTCGTTGATCCGCCTACGGAGCTCTTTCTCGTCACCCTTGAAGATGTTGAAGCCCTCGCGCAGCCACTGCTCGACGATGATCATCGGGATCGAGGCGATCTTGCGGTAGTTGCGCGAGCTGCCGATGCCGAAGCCGTTGTCGAGCGTGTTGCGCTCTTCAGTGACCTCGTCGATGACAGGCTCGACGTCCTGCACGCGCTTGATGATCATCTTCTCGGACTTGTGTCCGTCGAAGTAGAAGATCTCCTGCATCACTTACCCTTTCGCGCCTTGCCCGCCTTGCTGAGTGCAATGGCGACGGCCTGCTTCTGCGGGCGTCCCTCGTTCATCAGCATGCGGATGTTCTTGGAGACGGCCTTCTTCGACTTACCCTTCTTCAACGGCATGATGTCCTCACGAATAGGGGCGGCGCTCTCTCATGCGGGCCTTGTGCCACGCCCACGGGTCTTTCTTGGCGGGCTTGGCGCGCGGCTTGGCTGGTGCGGGCTTCGCCGCGGGCGCGGCCACGGCGGGCTTCATCCGGGGCTTGGGCACTGGCGGCGTCATGGCCGTCATCACGCTTTCGAGGGGGTCGTAGGGCTTCTCGCGCAGCGGCATGTCAGCCGGTAGCGGAGGCGTGAAGGACATGCCAGCGCCCATCTGCGGAGCCGGTAGCGGGGGCGTGAAGGACATGCCCGCGCCGAGCTGCGGCGGGGCTTCCGGCGGTGCTCCGCCGGGCAGCGGTTGCCGGTCAGGCGGGCTGTTGCTCATGTGCTGCCCGAGGTTGTCGTTCGTCATCTGCGGCGCGGAGCTGAAGAGCCCCTGCAGCCACTGCAGGATGCCGGGCGCTGCCTGCATCCGAGGGCCTTGCCATTGTGAAGGGTCCATCGTGATCTCCTTACAAAGTGGGCGGCCCTTTAGGGGCCGCCCGAGTTTGGCCCAATGGGAGGTAGGCCGGTTAGACGAGCGACTTGGAGACCTTTTCCGGCGCCTTCGGTGCCGGTACGGGCTCGAAGGGGCTCGGGACGTTGGTCTCAAGGATGCGGACGTCCCCAGTGGAGACGAGCGTTTCGGCGTGCGTGCTTTCGAGGACGTAGCCCTCCTCGTCGTTGACGTTGAAGACGCGGCCGTTATACGGCGACATCATCTTGGTACGGACGGGTGTCACGCGGGTGAAAGTCTGTGCCTTCTTGGCCATTTAATTATCCTACTCTCTGTTGTGTGGCCCACCGCGCAACAGAGAGCAACGCGGTGGGCCGGGGTTACCGACGGCGACTGGAGGCGCCGTCGATTGTGTTAGCCAAGCGTGTCAGCGATGAGCGCCATGGCCTTTTCGTTGCCGACCTCCAGCGTGTACTCGCACTGGATCAGCTTCTTCTCGCTGTGACCAGTACGGGCGACGTCGAGCTGGCGGGTCTTCTGCAGGTAGGAGACCTTCACGAACTCAGGGTCGATGATCAGCACGTCGGCGGGCCGCGAGAAGCGGTCGGCGACGATCTGCACCTGCCCGAAGTCGCTCTCGTAGACGTCGACGGCCGTGATGATCTTCTTCTCATCCGCGTCCTTGAACTTGGTCGCGTTGCCGGTGAAGGTCTTCGAGATGAGGCGCTTGTTGACCGGGGAGACGATCACGCGCCGCGGGTCACCACCCTGCGTCCAGACCTGCTGGATCGCGAGGTTCAGCGCGTCCTCGGTGAGGGCGCCCTTCGTGGTGGCGTTGGTGGCACCGGCATCGGGGTAGCCGTTCGGGGGGTCCGAGAGCGTGCCGGGGGCACCGGCAGTGGCGCCGGAGCCGACGGTGGCGTAGTTGGTGATGATGAAGGCCGGGAGGCCCGCAGCAGCACGCGCCGTGCCGGATGCGCCCGGGTTGCCGGGCACGTTGTCGAGGAGCATGGTCTCCTTGTCGCGCTTCAGTTCCTTCAGCTTGTAGCTGATCTGCTTCGCGAGCTTCTCGACGTTGGCTGCGCCGTCGACCTTCTGCGAGGTGTCAGACACCGAGATCAGCTTGTCGGAGATCTGGGTGAAGTTCCACCGGCGGAAGGCGGTTACTGCGGTGTCGACCGGCGGCGCGTCGTCGCCTTCAATCACGCGGTTGCCGTTGTTCACGGCCTGCAGCTCGACGAGCGGCCACTCGTGCTTCGTGGCGGTGGCGCTGTTTTCGCCAGCGATCATGGAGATGAACGGCGTCTCGGTCGGCGAGATCATGTTCTCGGCGTCGGAGAGATCCTCGCGGATCGTCACGCTGTCGTAGGTTTCGAGGGTTGCGGCATTTACGGCCATGGCTGTGAGCCTTTCATAGGTGTTGCGTTGGTAGTCTCGTCGCAACCGACCCTAGCTCGCAGGCTGTCGTGGTGGTGTAGTGGGCGGGAGATCGGTTTAGCGCCCGAGGGCCCCTCCTACTCCCGCCCGTGTCTTGTACGCCTAACCGCGCTTCCTCGTCAACAGGAGGGCTGCGACGTCGTCGGGGTGTCCAGACGCGCGAGCCTTCTTGAGGGCGGCGAGCTGCGCCTTCTTCACGTCGGACATGGGCCGCGACGCCGTCGAGGCGCCCGGCTTCGTCATGACGCGCGGGGGCTTGGGCTGCACGGTCGTGGGGTTCGGCTTGCCCGCCCTGAGCTTCGTGAGCTCCGCCAGAATGCGGAGCTGCCGGTGGTCGAGCACTTGGCTGACCTCCTGCGGGCTGAAGCCGAAGGCCTGCGCCGTCTCCAGCATGCCCTGCATCACCCTCGGCGCGACCTTGGGGTCGCGCAGCTCAGGCATGACCCGCACGAGGGCCTGCGCCTCCGCCTTGGCCGTCTCCTGCATGTAGGCGATCTGCAGCCGCTCCCGCTCGTTCGCCACGCGGGCCTGCTCCGCCGCGACCTGCCTGCGCTGGTCCTCGGCGTCTCGCGCCTTGTCACGTTCGAGCAGGTAGCGCGCCGGGTCGGTCGCGCGCAGTTGCTCCCAGTTGATCGGGGGCTGCGCGATGGCCTGCAGGTGCTGGTCGATCAGGTCGAGCCGCTGGGCCTGAGCGCCCAGTGTCTCGTAGAGCACCTGACCCTGCTGGTACACCTGCTGGCGGACCTCGGTGGCCTCCTGCAGGCGCCTCTCGATGGCCTTCTCGCCCGAGTAGTTGGCCTTGAGCTCCTTCAGTGGGATCTCGGCGAGCTCGCCGTCGATGGTCACCTCGATGGGGATCTCGTCGATGTCGATGTCGTCGACCTGCTCCTCGGCCTGCTCCTCGGCCTGCTCCTCCGGTTGCCCGGCAACGGCCTCTTCAGTCGGGAAGGGGTCTTCCTCCTGCGTGTCGGGCTGTTGATCGTCGTCGGCTTGCTGCTGCGCCGCGGGCTGCTGTGCCGGTGCGGGCTTGGCCGCGGGCGCGGGCTTCGCGTCGGTCATGATGGCCTTGGCGACTGCGTCGAGTGAACTGCCTTCTTCATCCGGTGGCATTTAGCTTCTCCAGTTTCCTGACTTGGTTTGCAATTGCGGTGAGCTTCCCGACCACGCGGTCGAGAGCCTTGTTTTCCGCGAACAGGCTCGCCCGGTCGCGGTCGTCTTCGGCCTTGAGCATCTTCTGCCCGAGGTCGAACCTGATCTCGTCAATCACGCCCTTGAAGAGCGGATTGTCGAGCACTTTCTTGATTACCTCTTTCCGCTTGTACTCCAGCTCGTCCATCAATCTGCTCCAGTTTCCGGCGGCCCCGGCTCGGTGGCTTCGGGAGGCTCGCCGGGCTCTTCGACCTCGGTCGCGTCATCCACGATTTCGCTGCCGTACTGCACGCCCTCGGCTTCACGCTCCTCATCGACCCTCTCTTGCGTCGCCTCGAACTGCTGCATGTCCTTGTTGAGCTTCGCCACGTCGATGGCGAAGTCCATGTCGTTCTTGTCGCGCTGCCGGTCATCGTCGAGGTAGATCTTCGTGAGATCCTTGCGGTTCGTCGCGATGAGCTCCGCCATCTGCGCCTTGAGATCGCCGATCTGCGCCTCGTAGTCCTGCTGGATCTTCTGCATCTCCTGCATGTGCTTGAAGGTGTTCTTCTCCTGCTCGACCTTGACCATGTCGACCATCGCCTTGGCCTGCGCCATGGCGGCCTGAGACTGCGCCTGAGCCTGCGCCTTGGCCTGCTCGGCCTGCTGCGCGGAGCTCTGCTGCGCCTGCTGGTCCATCTGCGCGAGCTGATCCTCCGGCACGAAGGGGAAGTAGGTGTTCACGTCGTGGATGCCCGAGAGACGCAGCATCTGCTTGATGGTCTCGCGAAGCTGCGGCCAGCCGCAGATCGGGTTCTGAAGGCCGAGCGTCTGCACGAACTGCTGCTGGATCGGCAGCAGCGCGCCGAGCACCTGCTTCTTCTCCTCCGGCCGACCGGCGCCGGTGCCGACGTTGGTGCGCACGGAGAGCTGGTCGTGCCACAGGCTCGGGTTCACCTTCTGGAAGCCCTCCGGCGTGCGGATCGACTGCACGCCGTGCAGGTCTTGGATCGCCGTGCGCAGCATCAGCATGAACATTTCCTTGAGGCCCGTCTCCGCGATGTTGCGGGCCATCATCTCGATGCGCGCGTCGCCGCCCGTGACGGCGGCGTTGGCGGCGATGCGAGAGCCGCCCGCGAGGGCGTTGGGGTCGAGGCCCTGCGAGAGCTTCGTGACGCCGCTGCGCTGCTCCGCGACGCCGTCGAGGTACTCAAGCACGGGCAGCGTCTGACCGGCGACGAAGGGCGTCGCCAGCTCGTTGATCTGCCCCATCTCGGTAACGCGGATGATCGCGCCGATCTCGCCGTTCTTCACGTCGTCGAGGTTGACCGCGGTCTCGTTGACCTCGGTGCGCGGGCTGTTGACCAGCGCCGCGTTGTCGATGATCGAGCGCAGCAGCGCCGTCTGCGCGTCCTGATCCTGCTGCATGTCCTCGGCGAGGCAGATCGGGTAGAAGACGTGCGGCTGCAGCTCCGCCTTGAAGCAGGCGAAGGGCGCGAAGTTGACGGGCTCGTTGCTCATGAGCTTGTAGCCCTCGCCGCCCAGCACGACGTGCCGCAGCTCGGCGATGCCGTCGCCGTCGACGTCGACGCGGATGTAGAGATCGGTCCAGAGGATCGGCTTGCTCGACGGGTCAGTGGCCGGGAGCTGGCCGCTCTCGCGATCCTCGCGGTTGAAGCCGCGGCGCGTGTTGTCCTCCTCGACGTCGACGTCGGCCGTGAGCTCCTTCAGCTCGCTGAAGGGGTAACCCATCTCGACGGCGTCGGAGACGCGGATGTTGCGCCGGTGGCCGCAGGCGAAGGCCGACGCGATGTCGTTGGCCTCCGACGTGATGATGAACTCTTCCGGCGGGATCGGCGAGAGATCCCAGATCGTGATGCTGCGCGTGTCACTGATGATGGCCTCGTCGTCGGCCTTCTCGCTCACCGGCAGGTTCAGCGAGGCTGCGTCCTCCGGTGTGTAGCGCATGTGCGTGACGAGCTGCTTCTTCTGCAGCGTCACCTTGACGATGCCGACCTTGGCCTTCAGGGCGTCGGTCGACGCCTCGATGGTGGCCTTGTAGCCGCCGAAGCGATGGAAGACGCCATTGCAGAACAGCGTCGCGTCGCTGCAGAGCTTCTCGTCCTCCTCGTCGTCGCTGTAGAACTCGACGATGGTGTCGGACTGCGTGAAGATGCGCGCGAGAGACGGCACGACGCCCTTGACCGCGTCGCGCACCTTGCTGACCACGACCTTCGAGCGGCCGGGCGTCGTGGGGATCGACGTGGCGCCTTGGTAGTAGAGATCGGCTGTCTGCCGGTCCCCGCGGAGATCGCTCTCCATGAAATCGACGGCCGCCTCGACCGCGGCCTTGGCAATCTTCTCGACCTCGTCGTCGTCGAGCGGCTTGATCTCAGGCTTCGTCAACATTGGCGCATCCCCTTAGACGTAGGTTCCCGCATTAGCACGACTGATGGGCTTCTTCCAATCGCTCTTATTTCGCACGACGGGCTGCGCGTGCTCGTTGACGCCCATCACCGCCGTCCTGAAGGCGTCGGCGCCGTGGCTGGCCCAGTCGTGGAGCGGCCTCGGCGCGAAAGTGCGCAGGTTCTCGCTGTAGTCGGTGCGGTAGCTGCGCAGGACGTGGAGACCCTGCATGCAGTCGCTCTGCTCGAAGTAGCATCGCGGTAGTGTCATGCGCACGGCCTCGATGCCATCCTCGACGGCCTGCCGCTTCACGACCTTGGTCTGCATCCCACGCTCCTCGAAGAAGAGCTTGCGGCTCTTGCCCGTCTGCAGTTCACGGGCATCGGCGTCATGTGGGAGGAAGCACAGGTCGATCTTGAAGGGCAGCGCCTTCAGCCATTCGATGTAGTGGTAGAGCGGCATGCCCTGCCCCTCGTAGTAGCGCAGGAAGCGCCACTCACCCGCCACGATCTGGAAGACCCACACGGCCGTGCTGTCGCCGATGCCGAGATCGAAGGCGGCGTAGGTGTTGGCCGCTATGTC